CTCTACCACTGTAAAAACCGTATGGTTTACGTTTAGCCATTTCAAATGTAGCCACGGTAATAGCAACAGCTCCTAGCAACAATGAATGTGCTATCATACTATAAAGACCTGCCCACATACTTCCTACAATAATACCGAATACGATACACCACATCCAAGCCAGAACTTGCATAATCATATGGCGCGTATTTAAATCTGGAATATTACTTAATGGATTAAGATTATGATCCATCACCACATTCCAACTACTGTAAATAAACCTAATCATCGTCTTTCCTATCAAAAATGAGAAACAGGGCCGTCAAAGTAAGAGATAGCCCTGCTAGTATTATCCAATCAGGCATATATTAATTTGGTACAGCTGCATCAATACCTTCGACATAAAACATCATAGTATCAAGCTGCGCTCGTGTTGCAACTTCACCTTCAGCTAAGAATGGTGTACCATCTTGCTTATTAATCGGACCAGTAAAACCATGAAGTTCTCCACTAGAAATAGCATCCTTAATACGTTGAGCTTCTTCAGCTACCATAGGTGGCATATTTGCAAACGGTGCCATTTGAACAGCACCTTCGTCCATAGTACCAAAATAATCTCCTGATGTCCATGTGCCATCAAGTACTTGACCTACTTTAGCAATGTAATATGGGCCCCAGTTATCAATAGATGCGGTCAACTGTGCTTTCGGAGCGAACTTCATTTGATCTGAAGCTTGACCAAAACCAACTACACCCGCTTCTTCAGCTGCTTGCAATGGCGCTGGACTATCTGTATGCTGTGCTACAACATCGCAGCCTTGTTGAATCATCGCTACTGCTGCATCTTTTTCTTTGCCGGGATCATACCATGTGTATACCCATGTAATAGCAATCTCTACATCAGGATTATACTTCTTTGCGCCTAGATAATATGTATTAATTTCACGCATAACTTCTGGAATCGGGAACGAGGCGACATAACAAATCTTATTGGTTTTTGTCATCATACCTGCAATAACACCTTGTACGTGCCGAGCTTGATATAATCTCAAACCATAGTTAGCTACGTTTTCCGCCATTTTATAACCAGTTGCGTGTTCAAACTTTACGTTTGGAAATTTCTCAGCCACATTCATTACTGGATCCATATATCCAAATGAGGTAGCAAAGATAATATCGGCGCCTTGAAGAGCCATTTGAGTGAGTACTCGCTCTGCATCTGCACCTTCTGGTACTGACTCAACAAACGTGGTTTCGACACGATCACCAAAAGCGTCTTCTACTTGCTGACGACCAATATCATGACGATATGTCCATCCATGGTCTCCTGTTGGTCCTACATAGATGAACCCAACTTTTGCTTTATCTGCTGCAATTCCAGCAGTAGCCATCATGGCTGCAGTAATAAAAACTAAAAATTTTTTCATATTTTTCCCTATTTTTTGTCTGATACAAAAGAATACATTTCTTTTGCTTTTTTCATTAAATCGTCCATAGAATACATTTGATATGCTTCTTGCACTTCTTCGTAGTTTTTCTTGCCTTGTTCGTACATATCATTCATCAGCTGTACGTTCATATTATACTGCTGATCCATATAATCTTTTGCTAGTTTGAGCATGTCTGCTCTTATTTCAAATGGGTTCTTATTAGTCATTGACGTAACCCTTCATATCTGTTGCAAGCTTATGAACAGCTTCGTCCATAGCTTTAAGTTGATCTTTATAGAAATTGAAAGTATAAGCATTTGCTGCTTTACTAAAAGTATCCCAACCGGCTACTTTTAAATCGACCATTTCTTCATAGAAAGTTTTATTATGGTCCATAAATTGTTTGTATGTAAAAATCATTTACATCTCCTATTTGTGTGTTGTGTGTGACTAAGAGGGCGATCTCCCGCCCTCTGTGCTTATTTATATGGATTACTAATTATCATGTAATTTTTGTATTTCCACCATGCACTTCCGAGACTCCTCGTAAAGCCCCATTCTTGCGAGCTCCGCTGCCGCTCTGGAATATCCAATCGTCTGTGTAAACCGATCGAATGAAGACCACAAACCCGACAAGGGTGAGAAGACATAGTTTGCTACTAAAGCTGTCATTAGACCCAACCTCTCAGATTGTTATTAGTTTTAGCGGTTTCGATAGTTGATTTACGGCGGGCAACAGTATAAATGTCACCACGTGTAAGACCAATATCTGCTAAATCATAATCCGATAATTTGCCTAATTCTCTTTCTGTTGCTTTAATAACTTTACGTTCTGAACGATGTTGTTTAAAAGTTCTAAACGCTTCTATAATGGATTCAATTGCCCTCGTTGAGTAACTGTGGGCTGTTAGTATTGCTTGTGTCATTGTTTTCCTCGTTTTTACCAATATTGATTTTACGAGGACGCTGATTTTCTGGGACAACATACTTCAGTTCGATTGCAAGTATGCCGTCTTGAATATCTGCTCCATGCACTTGTACGTGCTCAGACAGCCGGAATGTGCGTTTAAATTTCTTTGTGGAAATTCCACGGTGAATAAACTCACGACCCCTTGAGACGTGTTCTCCCACTACCGTTAAAGTTCTATCTTTAACCTCAACAGATAGTTCATCTTTAGAAAATCCCGCAACTGCAAGTTCAATAAGATAATCATTCTCATCAGTTTTAATAATATTATGTGGAGGATAATGATCTTTTGAATGTTTAGCGGTATATTCTAACTCGTTAAACAGATGGTCAAAGCCAACAAAAGATGAACGTGGAAAAAGTGTTTGTATGCCTGTCATTGTTTTCTCCTTTTTGTCAAGCAAGAATTAATAGTGGACCAGTAAAACTGCATCCACTATTATTTATAACGATGAGCTATTACTTTAGTGAATAGCTGCTATTCTATTTACGTCCAATATTATATTTTGGACATAGTTCCCATTCCTGTTTATCCTTAAACGGAATGATTTTAATTTGTCTTAGAGGTGATAAAGGCTGCGCTTTATTTTCATCTTGGATTGTAACCAAACCCCAATCAGACATAAGAGTGGCAATTGTATTTCTACGAGCAACATCGCCTTCTTCTAAATTAGATTTTTTACCATCTAATAAAAATAGTTCTTTAAAATGAACTATAAAATATCTGCCTTGCTTATGTAATATATGGCAAGACTGAAATAATTTCTTTTCTTTTCGAGATGCAACGCCGATGCGTGTAAGTGTTTCTCTAACCTTTAAAAAATCATCAGGTTCATTAAGAGAAACTTCTAACATAGTTTCTGGTGTCCATTTCACTAACTCATTATTGACTTCATTCATATCTTCAACTCACGTAAATTTATTATTATAGTTATAATACATGATTCTTTTCATGATAAGACTATTTATAATATACAACTTTTAGGGTTTTCTACCACCCTTACTTAACTTTTTACTAATAAACGCAAGCTGTTCTTTAGATAGTAATGGTAATACTTGAAATGCTTTTTCTTTAGAGTATCCATAATATTCTTTTATTAAATCAATATCTGAATTTTTATCTTCTTTTGTCCACTTTGAAAATCTTTTACGTTTTCTAATTAATGTTCTAAGAAAATCGTATTGTAACTTAGAATCTATATGAGCATATCTATTCATCTCATTTGCATATATAACAGTATCATTAAAATAGGATAAACCACGATTAACCATAAAAGAATTATATGCTTTTTCATCGAGGTTATCGTGCATAATATTTTCTTTAGAATAGTTAATACTATTTAAATAATCAAAATGGTTCATGATATAGCCCTTACTAATGTTTGCATTCTCATAACATCTAGTGCAATATCGTGAACTGGATCATGATGAATAAAGTTATCACAGCCTTCGGGCATAAAACTATTTTTTAATCCGCTACCCCAAGACAGACCCTCTATTATTGATCTAGTATCTCGTAGTTGCCAAAAAGAATATGGGTGAGGTTTATGAAGTTGATCCATAATATTTTCAAATATAATAGGATCAAAATTATTACCTCTGGTATATACTTTACTTTTAAATGTCATATCGGCAATTGTAGAAACAAAGAAATCATAAAGTTCTGTAATAGATTGATCTTGATCCGATGGAATTAACTGTTTCTTTGCTTCGGAGCCCTGCTCGTTCCACCACTCTAATGTTTTCTTATCAATAACACGATTATGATTTTTTACTTGATCTTGAACATTAAACTTAATAAGCTTTGCAGATTCTACTAATTCATCAAATGAATATCCGTTTTCAGAAGTAAAATTATCTTCTGAAAACTTAAGAGCTGCTAATGAAACCACAACACAATTATATCTATCTGTGGATAATGTTTCAAAGTCAAAGATAATTGAATTAGACATCTTTAGCCCCATCTATTTGTTTTTGAATTAACCTTTCAGGCAAAGAGCATATCCAGTAATATGAAAACCAAAAAATAATATTATAAATTATAATTTCTGTATTCATTGGAATTCCACATTCGCCATAAGTTCTGTCATACAGGCTACAACATTAAGTTCATGATCTGCTACAAATGCATTTTTATATTGATAGTCTGCTAAAATAAGAACAACTTGTGGTATTGATTGCGGCTTTACGGAATCGGACATTCTATCATAAATCCCTCTAAAAATAGAAGATGCATCGGTATCAATATTATTTACAACCCATGAACGCATTTTCTTAAAATCTTTTGTTTTTAGAAAGTCCATAAGGCTCTTAAAAGATTGGTCACCAATGTTAACTAGAATACCAGAATCAATTTTACCGCCAATAGAATATCTCTGTGCTTCATTTAGAATACGGCGCCAATCTGGACCATATTTCATAATAAGTTCAGCAAGAACTTTATTTTCAAATTCAACATTCTCAGATTTAAGAATATTCTGAAGTCTAGCCATCATTTGGGCAGCTAGTGGTGCCATATCTTTTTTAGAAGTATTAAATTCATACACAGAACACCGTGAATGAAGCGGTTCGATAATTCTATTTTTAAAATTACAGGTTAGAATAAATCTACAGTTATTTGAAAATTCTTCTATAAAACCCCGCAAGGCAGGTTGGGTGCTCTGGGGATTTAAGTAATCAGCCTCATCAAGAATGACTACTTTATACCCACCTTGCAGGGAAACAGAAGAGGCAAATTGTTTAATCTTAGTTCTAAGAGTATCAATATTACCTTCTTCTGAACCGTTAACCAAGATATAATCAAGATCCAATTCGTTACATAACGCTTTGGCTACGGTTGTCTTACCAAGACCGGCAGTACCAGAAAAGAGCATATTCGGTAGCTCTCCGGTTTTGATAATATTTTGAAAGATTGTTTTTAGATTAGGGGTTAGGATAGTATCTTCAATAGTTGCTGGGCGGTATTTCTCCACCCATAAAAAATCATTATTCATAATATAGTTTTATCCTTAAGAATTAATCTTCAGCTTGTTCTTGTTTCCAGCTTTCTACGATTTGGACACCCTGTGTACATTGGTCACGCAAATTACCAATAGTGGAAAGTTCTTCACCTCGAAAACCACCACGTTGAGTGATAGTATCAATAATAGCAATAGAGCTACGAGAAACTTGATTTAATAGTTCCATTGCACGTTTTGTATCTTCATTATCAGACATTTATTATTCTCCGTATGTTGATGTCTTTTCAAGAGCAATCCAATACATAAGATCACTCGCTGAGTTGGTAAATTTTGAAATTAATTTTGAAGAAATCTCTACTTCATAATCTCCTTGATCAATCTTTAAATTAGAAATATTAAAGATAAAGTTGTATTTATCACTGGTAGAACTGCCTTCTACATCAATAGAGAAACTATTTGCTGTAGAATTTTCAGAAGATGTAACAGTTAAACTTACTGCAGATCCACTAGGCGAAACATGAAGTTCGCTGTGTCCAAGAGCCGAAGCTGCGCGTTTAACTTTACCGAGAGTATCTCCATCAAGGGTAAATCTTACATCAGTCTCTGGCATCTTTACTTCTTTAGATGGTGTTGTGAGCATCTCTGTATCTGAGTAAAAATACTTTACTTTTGATCTACCAGTAGAATCACCAATGATAACGTAATTTTCTTCAAAGTTGAGACGAGGAGAATCAACTAAACCAAGAACACCAAGGAATTCATTTAGATCATAAACTCCGAATGTTTTTGGAAAGCTTTCCTTAATCTCTGCTTTTGAGAGAATGTTTTTTGCTTCAGAGATAGTTTGAAGTGTACTACCTTCATTAATAACCAAGTTAGAATTTATTGAAGCATAATTCTTTAAAATTGAAAGTGTAGAGTCACTAAGTTCCATTATATTTATTTCTCCGTTTCATAAAATATAGTTTATTATATCATATATTGCTGTTGCTGTAAACACATTAATTTATCAATTCTTCTAATATTTCTAAGCATAACTTACTATCATCAGATGTGGTACCATCTTTAATTGCAGATTTTACACACTTACGAGTAAAATCAAGAGCATATCTGTTTCCTGATGCATCCATTCCCGTATTAATTAAATACACATTACAATTATTTGCATGGATTTTCTGCATTAAAAGATTACTGTATTCGCTTACTTGTCTAGGCATAAATGGAGAACCATAGCAGGGGCTAAATACTTTCTTAATTTCATTATTACCTGCTTCAGTACCGGGCATCTGACTTGTGTAACCAGTTTCAAAGAATCTCTTAATAGTACCGTTTGTAATCTTACTTACTGCTGGAAATTTTCCAGTTACATCCATAGTTAAGAAAAATATATTATCTGGATGAGTAAAATCTTTATTCCCGTGATATGCATTCTCAACAGAAGTAATTGGATAACTTAATCTGGCATTTGAAACACCTGGATTTTCTACTACTAAACAATCTTTTTTTCTAGCATCTTCTACAGCATAAAAAATTGTAGGATGTGTTTCTGGGCTAAGACCCTCACTCTTAGCGTAGCAACCAGTTTCTACCATACGAATGCCATCTTGAGCCCAATAAACTTCATCATCACTAATTAATTTATAATCGGGATCGCTACTTAATGTAGTTTTACCTGTACCGCTTAATCCAAACATTAAATTAGTTGTATCGTTATAGGTAAAAGCACTACAGTGCATAGGTAAAGTACCATTTTCTGGTAACTCAAAACTTATAATACCGAACACACCTTTTTTAATTTCACCAAGAAACGTAGTTCCACCAATTAACATAACACATTCGTCCAAATGAACATAAATATATGGCTCATCTACTACCATTTCAGTATTATGTATAATCGTCCAATCAGCAGTATATTGTAGAGGATTGTCTACTACTGGAAACATATTACGGACAAATTGTGCATGTCTATCATCATTAGTCTCTACACGAAAACACACTCCAGCGGCATAAAATACAAGGTTATGTGAATAATCCATAAGATCCATACGCATATGCATTACGTGATAATCTTCTTCGTTACCAATTTTATTATACTTAGGACGACTAAGATCAAGATATTTTGTTTTTTCACCAAAGAAATATTTATTTTCTGGGCTTCTACCTGTAGGTTTGGTTGTTATTTCAATATTAGGCATTATGCCACCATTTTACTAAAGTTCTTTTCTTTCTTGAACTCCAGCTTTTCTTCAAATTTTCCATCAAGTATTTCTCCTTTATGAGAGATTACAAATACGTTTGTGTCATCATCTAGTGTATGTAAAATTTTCATTAGATTATCAACACCATCATGATCTAAAGATGAATCAAATGTTTCATCTAATATAAGCAAATTGGTAGCTACAGAGTTTTTCATCTTAGCAATCATTCTCCAAGTAAACAGTAGAGCAAGATCAATTCTTTGCTTTTCACCCTCTGAAAAAGAATCGTATGAGAATGCATCTCTATGACGTGATCTAATAGTTTCTTGAAAGCTTTCATCTAAATTAAAGTGTACAAAGAAATCCAGAACTTGAAGATATTGATTTACTAATTTATTGATTACTGGAATGTATTGTTTAATAACCTTAGTTTTAATGCCTGTATCTTTTAACATCTCAGCCATAACAGTATTATATGAATATTCTTCATTAAGAGTTAATTTGTGTTCCATTAACTCGTTTCTTTCTTCATTCATATCATGAAGCTCTTGATTAGCCTCACCAATATCACCTTCTCTGGAACTAAGTCTTTGTATATCGAGATTAAAACCATCTATTTGTTTTTGATGAGATGATATAAGTTTATTATTGGTATTAATTAAATTATTATTATCTTTAACTTCTTCAGCTTTATTATTCCATTCGTCTATTAAAGCTGCTACATCATTAGCTTCCGATTGTATTCTTTCAAGGGTTTCTTTAGTTTGTAATGCTTTTTGCTTACATTCGTGTATTTTCCTCTTTTTAAAATCTGGTTCGATTTCCTGTGAACAGGTCGGACAGGTGTCATTCTGTTCATAAAATTTAGAATCGCCAACGATTGTTTTAATTTCTGATGTTGCACTGGCCTTATCTTGTAGAATGATTTGTTTTTTATTATTTGCTTCTTTAAGTTGCTTTGATACCTCTTCGGCATTTGCTTCATTAAAAGCACTACACGCGGCATTACTATTGTGTAATTGCTTGATTTCACTCTCGACCTCTGAGATTTTTTTCTTTTTATCATTAATCTCATCCTCATTAATTTGCGTAATATCTCTAATATATTTTCTTTGAGACTCCAGTTTGTTCTTTAGAATATCTAGTTGATATGAATTATCTTTTAGTTTTTCTTTTAGTACACTATTCTTTTCTTTTATCAAAGTATTCATTTTAGAGAAAACATTAATGTCCAGAAGATCCTCAATAACATCTCTTCTATGCTGTGCTGGTAGTTGCATAAAAGGAATAAAAGATGAAGAACCTAGCACAACAATCTGATGAAAGCTTTTATGATTTAACTTAATGATGTTTTGTTCAAGGACCTTCTGGTACTCCTTAGCGTGAGAAGATTGATTAATCATCACGCCGTTTTTCCATATTTCAAATATTTGTGGCTTTATACCACGAACAACTTTAAAAAGTGCTTTACCTATAATAAATTCAACCTCTACAACACTATCTTTATTATTGATAGTATTAACCAACTGAGGTTTATTAATATTACGATGTGGTTTACCAAATAAACCAAAGGAAAGTGCATCAAGAATAGTTGACTTTCCCGCTCCATTTTGACCTACTATAAGGGTTGATTTTGTTCTGTTAAGACTAATAGTTGTCCAATTATTACCAGTCGATAAAAAGTTTTTATATCGAATAGATTTAAAAGTAATCATTCTTTTTGCCTTATTTGTTTCTTAGATTTCTGTCTATCTTTTTTCTTGGCAGCTTTTTTATAAGCTTTTTCCCATTTCTTAGATAGGCAGTGTATTCTTTCTTGTTTGGGCACTAAACTATTTCCATTGATTGTGCTTCTGTAAGAAGTTTCCTCATATTTACTTTTATCTTATCTTTGTCAAGATCCGTATCAACAGCATCAACATAACTATCTAACAAAACTTCGGTATCTTCCATAGATATACTTTCGTCTTCAACATTCTCTCCAATAAACTCATTAAAGTTTTCTGCAATCTTTAGTTCATGAATCTTTCTATTCTGTATTCTATCAACTAAACGATCAAATGTAAAGAGGTCAGACTTATTAATTACAACTATTTTTACAAATTTATTATCTAAATGGTCCACATTAAAATCTGAATAACTTTGTCTTGAATCATCATATACAATCTTTTCGTATAGAGTGTATGGATTTCTAATGGCTTCCATTTCACGAGTTTCGGTATCTATCACATGAAAGTGTTTGTTATCGTGAGCATCAGACCAGAAAAATTCCATCTGAGTGCCTAGATATGTTATATTATCTTTTATTGATTTAGTATGAAAATGGCCAGATAAAACTTTCTCAAAGCGGGAGAAAAGTTTATGATCCATACCATGTTTATTTTCTATGCCTCGCATCATCTCAAACCCACTAAGTTCAAGATGACCGCCTAACCAATCTGCTTTACAGTTCTTAACAAACTCCATAGATTTATCGTGATTTTCTTGAGTGATCCAAGGTAACATTGCAATCTTAAGAGAATCATATTCGAGAACACGAGGTTCCATAATAATATTAATTTCATTCATAAAGTGACCTAATAGTTCTTTTAAACTATTTAAGTCGTTTGTATTCTTATAGTAAGTATCGTGGTTACCAGGCACAATATCCATAGACATTCCGTAATCACGAAGATGTGATAAAAAATGTTTACGATTATGATTTAAAGCTCGGAAATTAATAAACTTACGATTATCATAATAATCACCAAGATGAATAATTTGCTTAATATCATGTTCTTTACAATACGGGAAAAAGATGTTTTCATAAAAATCTGCTGCATTATTTAAAAATACATCAGAGCTATTTCTAATACCACAGTGGGTATCATTTAATACTGCTATTTTCATTATATATCATTCCAAAAAGTCGGATAAATCTGAATCTACGTTAACTGCTCTTTTTTTTCTATTTTTTACTACTTTTGAAAAAGTTTTAATTTCTGTATCATATGCTTTTACTTTATCAATTCTATCTTTAAGTGTATCAATAAAATGATTAGCAACTTGAGATGATGCATCATCAGTGCCAAGTTCTGTAACAAGAAATGCATCTATTCCAGATTGAGCAAGATATTTTTCTTTAATTTCTTGCTGTTTCTTTTCTTTAGTAATCCTACGAAGAAAAGCATACCAAATGATCTGAGTAAAATAAGCAAACGCATTGGGTTTTCCTGTTCTAGTTGTAGCATTAATATTATAATTTTCTATAGCTTTTAAACAATTCTCTACAGCATCCATAACCATTTCTTCACGATATGTATATCGGATAAAGTTGGATTTATGAGATAGATTCTCTGCTATCTGAAGAAAACTCCTAGCGATATAGTCTGGTACTATTGGAAGTTTTTCTTCATTTTCTTTTGCTAAAGTTACTTTTTTCACATACTCTACAATAGCCAATGAAAATTCTGAATTATTAATATAGTGGATGTTTTTTGTCTTTTTTGCCATAAATATAAACCTTTTACATATATATTATAAACTAATTATCAACAGATGTAAACAACTATTTTTTTTGTTTTTACATCATTTTTTGGTTTACAGTTGCACGAATCTAGTATATAATAAAAGAGTACTTAGTTGAGGATAGGGAATACTAATGAAGTTTAGTTTTATCAATAAAGTTAAATTTTAACACGTTATCAGCATCAATCTCTTGCGTTACATTTACTTCATCTTTTAAATTTTCTTCTTGTCTAGTATTTAATTCTTCGTCTCGTTCTAATCTTGCTTCATTAATTTTTTCTGTAGCATTTTCATATTGTTCTAAAATATCTTTAGATGGCACCGTTGCTGCTATTAAGTGATACAGATTAATTGTTATAAAATGATCGGGTTCTTCTACATAAGTCATCCATGGTTTAAACATATAATAACTTCTTTCACTATCTAAATCTACCCTAGCTATTCTAAAAGCACCTCTTACAACTATATCTTCCTCAAGTTCTTCCATTATCTCACAGATGATTTCAGAGCCGTCGGCTATTTTTAATTGTTTAACATTGTTTATATCTATCATATGGTAACCTTGTAGAATTTAAATTTAAACTTTTCTTTTTTGTAAATCTTTAATCTTTCTTCGCTGTGAAGGAGCGCATAGTTTTTTCTTGATTTATGTTGGAAGTCATCTGATATGTCATAGAGTTTAGTAGTTGTTCCATCCTCTGATTTCCGTAATCCCCTCCCAATAGACTGGAGAACTTTGATCTGGGATTTTGACGGAGAAGCAAATATGATATTATGCAAGTTCCGTATATTAATACCAGTACTAAAAGTACCAAGACTAGCAACGATGATAGCATCTTTTTGACCCTCTGTTATTTTTCTAATAGCTTCTCTATCAGAAGTTTCTGTAGCACCACTTACAAAAAATACTTTTCTTCCCTCTTTAGCCTTAGTATTTATCAGTTCAAAAAGAGGCTTTCCATGCTTCTCTACAAACTGAAATAGAACCAAAGTATTACCTTTCTGATCAAGAGCCAGGTTTCTTATAAACTTATTTCTTTGTTCATATCTTACAATATAATCTATTTCATCTTGGTATTGTAAACCGACCATCTGTTTTTTAATTTCTTCACTGTATTGTAGTTGGATCATAAGAATTTCTAAGTCAGCAAGAGTTTGATTGTCCTGCAAAGTTCTAGTCGTAGTAACTTTCATTACTTTGCCAAAAAGACCCTCTAATACCAACTGATGTGTTTGTGTTCCATCAAGCGTACCAGTGGTACCATAGCGATATTCTGCTAATTTACATTTATTCATAATATTAGTAAGTGATTTAGATTTAAACCCGTGGCACTCATCTCCTAAGATCATGCCAAACTGATCAAACCAAGCGGGTGGCATTTTATAAATGGATTGCCATGTACTTATACAGATAGCACTCTCAAACTCTTTATCTTTACCAGAATAGATTTTATGCATACCAGTAGGATTTTGTCCGTAATCGGCAAAATCTCCGTACATCTGTTCAACCAAAGATGTGGTAGGAACAATAATTAAAACTTTTCCTGCTCTTGGATAATTAAATCCGTCTGTAAGCATCTGAAGCCAATACTTAGCTAAACAGTATAAAATTAAAGACTTACCCGAACCTGTAGGTGATAATAGTATTGATCTTTTTCTTTGTAGTCCTTCACAGATAGCATTAAACTGATAATCTCTTATGGATATGGGCTCACCTTTGCTTTTTAGATCAAGGCTTTTTATAAATTCCATAATCTTATTAGGATCTATTTTATTATATGATTCCGGTAAACCATATTTACTTTTTTCATATTCTAGTTGATAATTTCTTTTTTCACAAAAATCTTTTACATAAGATATGAGACCACAAGATAATTCGCAGTTATTTACGTTAAATAATCTTATCTTTCCGTCCCATACCTTATTTTTATATAAAGGCATAAATTTATAACCAGGAACAAAGAAAGAAAAATAATCAGATAGTTCTTGAGCAATACCCCAATCGCATCCGATAATCATATTAGCATGATCTTTTTTCTGTATTTTAACTATATCCACTAAAAACCACCAGCTTCAAATTGTTTCCATTTTATAATATTACCTATAGTTTGATGTTTCCAATTAATATTGGTTACAATTTCTTGTAGTGTTTCAACTAAGGTTTTATAATAAGTTACTCTTTCTTCACTCTTTTGAATATCTATGTCGGAATCATAATAGTGATTCATATCACCTTTCATTACTTTCATTCCATTAAAAGGATCATATTCCCAACCTCTTTCTTCTATTTGTTCTTGAGTCATTTTATCATTATAGTATAACCATTTATCTTTAAGCAAAGTTTTCTGTTTTAACTCAGTCTTTTTCAACTGTAGTTTAGAAATAGAAAGAAGTTGTAAATATTTTGCGTGAAGTTTTGCTATGTCAATTGATGATTTATCCAAATGGCTTTCATCAATTACACAGTCTTTTTTCCAATCATTAAGTATATCTTCAAGATTCAGCAAGTGCATCTCCATAATAAATTAATTTCAATATTAATAGTATCTATACTAATTCAAAGTATGATATTTTAAAGTTTACCGGAAAGGTAATAACTGGAGTTTCGGTACCAGATGCTTCTAATAATAGTGTTCCTATATTTGTCACTACACAGTCTATATATCTAATTTTTTTAACAACATTATTATGACTACTTAGTATAGACAATGTTATATCAACTACATTTTCATCATCTGCTATTATTTTATTTTTATTATTTGATGGAGTGACTACAAGACTTTCTAACCAATTATATACTTCAACATAGCTTGTCATATTTTCATCTACTAATACATCAAAAGCTAAATCGTCAACACCAATTGTATCTCCTGGAACAGCAATACTTTGAATTCGTTTATATGGTACTATAGGTGCAGTAACTGTTACTCCAGGGTGGATAACTCTTTGAGCAAAAAATTCTAAGTTACCATATTTTTTTCTATCTATAACAACCTTAAAGTTGCTAGCCTGTAAAAAATTAAAATTTTCAGTAAGGTCTGCCATGTGCCTCTCCGTTGAAGTTATATCTATTTATATTGATAAAAAGTACATTTTAGGGGTTTACAAGTGATGATTTTTAGTATATGTTGTAAGAGTAAATAGAATCGGAGAAAGATATGACTAAGTTTGATAAATCTAAATTTACTTTTCACGGTGGTTATCTTGAGTACACAGGTACTTACGAAGGCCAACCAACATGGGATCAAGTTGCTCCTAACTGTCACCCATCACGTGTAGGTATGCCAAAAGAATTATTCATAGCTCGGTTTAAATATAATGGTCCGTTTACTAAGGCTAAATTTCTAAAAGAATTAATCAAAAGCTTTACTGTTGAAGAATATGTAGAAGCTCGCAAAAAAGAAGGGCCTGAAAGTGCTCCTCTTAAAATCTTAAAAAATAATAATCCTGAATGGGCTGATAATATCATGTTTCAGTGGTTAAAGAAGATGTCTAATAAGACGGCATAAAAAAAAGCCCCACGAATGGAGCTTAGTTGGGAGGGTTGAACCCCTCCCTTTTTTTTTATATTAAAATCTTATGCGTTAAGGATGTTATCCACACGGAAGATTCTGTAGTACTGGTTGGTTTTTGCTGCTGCAAGACCGCTTGATGGGTTTAAACCTACAAATGGGTTTGATACCATGCCGTAGCGAGTTTTGAACCCGATTTTTGGCTGGAAGTCATTCTCACCAACTGCACGTACCATAGTTAGTGGTACATATGGGCAATAGAATACACCGGCGTCATATGCGTTAGTACCTTTATAACCTACGGTTACATAGTCTGTTGTTGCATATGGGTCGATATATACTCTTGTGCGTCCGTTAAGAACACCAGCAAAAGTATTACCTGTATCATCTACATTTAGGTTAGTTGCTAATGCCGGAGCATAATCAAGCATACCTGTTGCAGACAAGCATGATGCTACGTCTGATGATGTGATGATGAAGTTACCGCGGCCTCTACGAGTTTCTTTAGCAATAGTATTTGCTTCACGCTCGATTTGTACCATAAGACCTTTGAACTTCTCCACTGACCAACGGCCATCAGCATCGTTCGCAAGATCAAACACACCATTAAGAGCTGTTTGAGCTGTAGAAGCACCAGTCTTAGCTTGTGAGTTGATTGTACGGATTACTTCACGGTTGATTTCTGCAAGAATCTCTGTTGACAAGATGTTTGCCAATTCTGATTCTGCATCAAGACCATGAATTGCTTTCAAGTCTTGTGCTAGCTCTAGGCTATACTCTGCTTTCAACGCACGTGTTTTTGCAGACACAGTTGCTTTTTCAATGGTGAAACCCATTTCATTGAAAGTAGATCCAGTAGTACCAAGTGCCTCACCGTCTGCTGTTGGCATACCACCAGCAAAACCAGTAGTTACACGGTCATTATCGAGTGTACTATCTGATGCTGCATCAGTTACACCAGAAAGACCTGATGGTCCTGCTGTACCGTTTGCACCTGTTGAATCGCCACCCCAAGCAGTATTTGCTTCGTTGAAAAGTGCTTCAGTTGAACTTGTTGCACCTGCACCATAGCGTGATTTCATTGCGAAGATCAAGCCTGTTGGACCAGTCATTGGCTGCACACCACATACATCATATGCCATCATATTTGGCATAGCACGACGCACGAGTGAGATAAGGATTGGATCCCAGTTACCTACTGAACCAGTGTTATTTGATGGTGAACTTTCTGTCAAGAAGCCTTGCTCTGCTTGACGCTGCTCAGCAAGAGCTTTTTCTTGGTTCTCAAGAACAACAGCTGTTACTGATTTTCTGTAAGAATCTTCGATTTTACCCGCTGATTCTTCATTGAGCACTGGTGCCCATTTCTCTGTGAGATTTTTATATGTATTAGACATTTTCTTTTGTCCCCTTAAATTAAGATGTTCTCAAAGCTGAGAGATATTTATCCATGTTGCTTGAAATTTCAGTTTCATCTGCTTCTTCTTCTACAACACTTTCATTAACCATTTCTACTGGCGCTTCTGTAGTTTCTACAGGTTTCTGAGCAAAATATGATTCTTTAAGTGTAGAGATTTTTGAAACAAAATCTTCTTCGGTTGTAAAGTCAACACTTTCAGCAAGACTTCTAAGTTTTTCAACTTGTGTTTCTGCTAGGTCTTTAGAAGCTTCACGAATGCAAACTTCTTTTTTCATTGATTTTACAGATTCTGACATTTGCATGTTTTTCTCTGTTTGTGAATTTAATTGGTTTTCAAGCTCTTCAACTTGCTCTACCAAATCATCCACAAGATCAATTTTGGATTCTGGAACTTCGATATAAGATTCAGTAAACAAGTCTTTCAAATTGTTCATGAATGTTTCTGCAATCTCTGTTCTCAAACCAGCTTCTACAGCCAATCTGTTTTCTTCCATCCAAGTTTCAACTACATAGTTTAGATAGCTGTCGATTTTCTCAACAAGCTCTCCACGTGTTTCGTTGAGACCTTCTTCAATTTCTGTTGCATACTGCTCTTCAAGAGCTGTTACTCTTTCAGCAATAGTTGCTTCAAGTTCAGCTTCTTTCTTAGATACTGCTTCATTCACTTTTGAATTAACAGCTGCTTCAAAAATTGTTGCGGCTTTTTCTTTAAAACCTTCCGCAAGACCTTCTTCATTAGCAATAAGTGCTTGTAGGTCTTCCTTGTGCTCAGAGACGACTACGTCATCTTCCATTTCAACTTCTTCGCCCATCATACTTTTATATGATGCTTGAAGATCAGTTTTCTTCATAGCCTGTAACTTACCGTACATAGCGTTAACCATGCCAGCTTTAGTTTTTGGCATTGGCTCTGAATTTGACTTATCGCCTTTCCGCTTTGGAGCAGCTTTAGTCGCATCACCGGCAGCATCTACTGATGCTACAGATTGAGCTTCTGCATTCTTAGGATCATGAGCTTCGTCCACAACTTCCGCTGCTTCATCGAGCTCAACTTCCTGGTCTTGTACTTGATCAGTCATGTTTGACTCCTCTTTTATTTGAGCAACGAGAGGAAATTCTTAAACTCACGTTCCTGCACTAAATGCATATCAGCACGCGGAGCTTTTTTAATTTCAGTCTCAATTTCTTCAATATCTTGAGGTTGAATAACACCATTGTTCCAAACCCACTCTACACCTTCCATAATCCCATTAACGAAAGCTTCTGGAGCAGATGGATCTTGTACAATGTCGACAGTGTTTAACATAAAGTCTTCCTTTACATACATTGTCCCATTACGATTCTCAAGACTTCCCATACCACGAGTTGAAACGCCTAGTTGAACACCACCATCGAGGAGACCTTTTACAATGTTTCCCATTGGAGTATCTAATATAAGCGCTTTCCCCATCACATTATTTCCTTCCCAAGTCATCTCGGTAATGCGATGTGAAACCTTATCTAAGTTAACAGTTGGTCCTTCTGGATGATTTAACTCTCCAACTGCTCTCTTAGTTGCAACCTGTTCGGTTGCAAATTTATGAACTGCAGATTCCATAATACTTCTAGGATATATTCTGCCGTTTCTATTTTTACTTTCAGCTTGTGCGAAGATACCTTCGATCACATAGTTTTTCTTACCACTCTCATCTACCTCTTCGGTAATATAAGATAATTCTTGATCATTGTATTCCGCAATAAGCTTCATAGTTTTATCCTTTATACTGTTTGACGAACTCTTTCGCCATTTTCTCAGCTTCTTTTTCTGAAGCATAAGTATCTAAAACGTCACCATCAACTTTAGCCTGAAACTTATTTTTGACCTTTACAATCTCAATTGCAATGCCTTTAACTTTCATCTTCTTAGATTCATCTAAGCTGGCTTTTAAAGTTTTAAACGATTTCATCTTCTACTTCTACTTCCATATCTACTTCTGCATCTACTTCTTCAGGTGCATTATTATATAATCTATTAGCTAATTCAATTCTTTTATTATCAATAGCATCTGATAGTTTATTAGCAACTAAATCATTAAAAATATTTGAAGAATTTACAAAATCTTTATCCTCAATAGACGATATCATCGCCTCGATTGGATCAAGTTCCACTTCTGGTTCATCACTTGTATCTTCTTCAGCAGATGTATCTACTGTATCAATATCTTCAAGACTTTCGATGTTTTCGTCTGAAACATCTGTAACATTATTTAATTCATCATCCATAATTATTCTCCATATTTTAGATTATTTATATAAATTAAGTTTTTGACTTTTAATCTCCCAATACATCATCATAATCGGGATATTGCCTTGTTGCTCCATTACTTTGATTGCCCCAAACAATTCTTACAGCCCCATCACCGCCTTTTTGTCCATGACCAATTTTACTTTGAATAATACCAGCACCACCACCGCCAGGTGAAGCAGCTTGACCACTAAATGATGGATGATTAGCTGAACCAGAAGTTGGTGGAGTTATCGAACCTGCACCGCTTGATGGTCCTAACGGACCAGCAAAGAAAGCAATGCCACTAATCCAATTGCTTCCGTGTCTTGAGTATTGCACATGTACACCAAGCGGTGAGCTGACGAATGCTCCCCCACCATCACCCATACCGTATATTCCAGTAGCGCCACCAGCTTGAAAATCTTCTGGAAACCCATTGTTTGAAGAACTTGACTGTGTTCTTGAGCCACCCCCACCACCACCTGCGTATCCAGCACCAGCCGCCGGGGATCCATCTGCGTGCCAACCACGACCACCAGAACTCTGATAACCACCTGCACCACCACCACCTGGAGATTTATGTGGGGTAGATGTTGAACTAGAACCGCCGCGGCCACCAGTACCTCCGCCCGTTTTATCAAAGCCGCCACTCATACCACCGGCACCACCTGCAGTGTCATTTGCTGTATCAGTCAACCCACCTTCGCCACCATATGCAATTAGTCTTGTAGAACCACTCGAGTTAAGAATATAAGTATCCCCACCATCAGATCCATTTGCTCCAGAGCTTGTTCCACCAGCACCACCCGCACCAACCACTATAGTAAAAGTATCACCTGGAGATACTGAAATATTACCATAGACGCAACCGCCCCCACCGCCGGCAGATGCTGCAGTGGCTGAAGTAGATGAATTACCTCCTCCGCCTCCACCGGCGCCTACACAAACAGCAGATATTTGATAGACGTTGGCTGGTACAGTAAAAGTAACATTTGAACCAAGTGTAACATTACTTCTATCAAATATTGCCGATACCGGTATAGTATTAAATCCTTGATTTCTAAAATCGCTAAAACTAATTTGACCGCTTGTAGGGATTCCAGATGTAACTACAGAACTAGCTATAACATTAGTTGCGGATATAGCTGTTTGAACATTAGTGCCGTTTCTATAGTATTCTGATAAACTCATTGCAGGAGTGGTCTGATCTTCAAATACATATTCTATGTTATTATTAAATGATATGGCTCCGGTGCTTGGTACAAATGGCATTATTTTTCCCTTTCAAGTCTTTCAACTTTTTCGGAAAGTTCTTTAATTGCTTCAATTAATAATGGAACCAATTTTTCATATCTAACAGCTTTATATCCATCTTCTCTTGTTGTAGTAACTTCTGGTAACACTTCTTCAACTTCTTGAGCTAAGACTCCAGCCTCTCTGAGAGTTTGATCTTTATCTTCAGCTAATTCATTCCAATTAAATGTATATCCAGAAATTTTATTTATCTTATCTAAAGCATTATCAATTACGGAAATATTAGTCTTTAATCTTTTATCAGATGTTCCAAATGCAGTAATATCTCCTGTCGCAGTAAAGTCACCAGTAAGTGTAAAATTACCAGTGTAAGCCCCGGACATTGCTAAACCATTAGCTTCTTGTGTTAATCCACTACCAGCAGCAACGCTAAATGAAGTACCACTTAAACCAATACCTTGACCAGCTGAATATGTAGTATCAGTTGCAGATATTTCATTATTAGCATCTATTGATATATTTGTACCTGCAGTATATACTTCTCCTGCATCTCCTGCAATAAAGCTAGAAGTTGATGCTTGATAAATTATAGCTTGACCATCAGATATGCCTGCTGTACTAACATCTGTAAGATCATTCATAGCTACATCTGCTGCAACATCACCAGGTACAAAGTTTGTGCCATCCCACACTAATGCTTGATCATTTGTTGGTGCCGTTGTACTAATATCGACATCAGATAGATCGTCTATACTAGATGGTATATCAAGTAAATCACTTAATGCTGTATTTCTCCAAGCATTTGCACCTCCAGCGGTAGGGTAATTTGGTCCAACCCAAGCTAAAACTTCTTCAGAAGCTTGACCACTTATATCGACATCTGTAATATCGTGTGCATTAAAATTTATTTTTCGAGTAGTGAAATTAGTACCATCCCACATAGGAACGTGACCTATATGATAAGTAGTACCGTTTTCTGCATCATGACCTTCATCACTATTTGAAGTACCTGTTGTATCTACATCTGTTAAATTATTAAAAGCACCAACAACGCTTGGAGTTGATATAGTTATTTTAGTACCACCGGCATCTGCTGTTACTGTGGTTTGTCCACTACCCTCAATTATAACATCTTCGGCGCTACCACTTTGTCCATTTGCTTGAGTATCTAAGCGAATAACTGCTTCATTACTAACTGTAGCACTCATTAAATACTGACCTGCTACAGTACCATTAGTAACGGATTGTACGTGACCAAATTTATCAAGATTTATATTCTGTATAACAGTTTGACCACTATTTGACGTAGTTACAGCTGTTCCAGAACCTGTACTCCCATGATTAGTTTCTGATGTAGAACTATTAACTGTAAATTGTGTTGTAGATCCAAAAGAGATACCGGCATCTGCATTTGTTTCAAAATCTATTGTCTCGTTATTAATCTGTTCAATCTGAACTATTGAACCAATATGTAATTCACCATTTGATTCAGCTACTAAAATACCATTATTTGATATAATTTTTAACGTTGTATCTTCACCGCTATCTGGACCTTGGTGTATTAATTTAAAATCAACTTCATTCTCTGTAACACCGGGTGGATCGGCAAACTCTGCAATATATGTAGTATTTGGGTGGTGCATACTATCTGCACTAATTGTTATTATTCCATCATGAACCCCAGCTGGTGCTATAGATGAAACTGTAATACCACCAGTACCAACAAATTCTATAAACTGTTCTGTAGAATTTGCAGCTGCATCTGTTTCGGTAAAAGTAATTCTAGTATCAACCCCTGCAGCAGATGCATTAGCTTGTAAAGTGGAAGTAATTTGAAGGGCGGCTGCACTAATATCCAAAGTAGCATTACCTGCGCCATTACTATCAACACTAATTTCAATACCGTTTGCTCCAGTAACACCTAAATTAGTTGTAGTAAGTCCCGCAACAGGGCTAGAATCATTTAAAGTTATAAAACTATTACCACCTGTTTGGTTTGCTGTAATAGTACTTACGGCTTGAAGATCAATTCCAGATATTGTTATTTCATCTGAAGCTTGAGATACTGAAATACCATCGGCACCTAAAAAACTAACTTGATCATCTACAGTATTATTATCAACATCAGTTTCTGTAAGAATTAACTTAGATCCGCCCGTTACATCACCGCTTGATACTGAATAAGTTTTAACTAAGGAACCTGCATCAACTACTAATGAGTTTGTACCAGAACCATCAATATTAATTCCATTAAGCCCAGTAACTGTAATAGTTTCAGTTCTTGAAATTCCATTAGAATCAATATTTAATTTTATTTGGCCATTATTAGATGCTGTTCCACCACCTTCCAATTCATACTTAGTTTGTAATCCGAATACAGATCCTTGTGTAAGTGTTGATGTTATTTCTATAGTACCAGCTGCACCACCATTATCGGTATAAGTGACTAATATATCGTCATCACCAGACATAATATTACCAACGGCATCTTGAGCCCGCTCATCAGTAAAGTAAAGATTAGTGGCCCCTTCTGGCAACCCATCTGTATTAGTAATACCTTCAAATTCAAGTGTTTTGGTTGCCTGATTAACATTAATATTACCTATACCACCACCGGCAGCATCATAAACTGTATTACTATTAGTATTTTCATGCTTTAAAGCTATAAACATTCTAGCAGAATCAAAATATAAATTTAATCCTGATGGTCCTTCTGGAACATCATCAGTGGTTAAACCCACTTGCCTACCGGTACCTTCACCTATTTCTGTTACTGGTGTTCCACCTGGATGATTAAAGTTAAATGCACCATTTGACTCAAGATTCATATTTACAGTACCGTCTTCTTCAACAGAAAATACTGCATCATCCTTTGTTGTTGCTTCTATTATAGGATTTTTATTTGAAAATATACCGAAGAAATTATCAGTTTCATTATTATTTCTATCTAAGAAATTAAATATACTTTGACGTGAAGCAGTCGCTATACTATTACTACCTTTACCTAAAGTATAACCAAGATCAATTAATTCATGCTCTAAGGAGTCTCTATACATTCTAAACTGTTGTACATCTAAATCACCACCAAGTTGAGGTGTTTGATCAAATACTATATGTAAATTTCCTCTATGGAAGTTTATAAATCCATTTTGTAGTACACCATCTACATCAGGAACTTCAAATGCTATCTTATCGTTAAGGTTATCTCCAACTTTAAGAACCATTGTTCTCTGGGAATCCTCTTCGGATACAAGATAAATTCTAGCACTGTCTTCATTAATTCCGCTAGCAGTAAAAGATGTTCCATCAAATGCAAGCCCCTTATATCTGCCTTCTGTGAGCATAAGAGTATTATTAATTTTAGTATTGTGGTTTTCATCTATCCAAGCCTCTCTTTTACCGTTCCAAGCCGATAAAGAGTTTGGTTGTTCTGGACCATAGGTATGAAATGTACCTCTGGTAATACTAAATGTTAAATCTGCATAGGGAGAAGCTGAAGAATCATCACTACTTATTTCATGTGCTTTTACAGTTCCATTAGTACCAGTTTTCTGAAATACTGCAGCATACGGGTTTCTAATAGGGCTTGTTGGAGCATTATAGAGTTTCATTAGCCCTTGATCAAAGGCAGTAGTTCTGAGAGTATCATTTACATTTGCTATCCAAGCATCATATGATGTTATTGCACCAATATGACCATTAGTCATATTATTAATTGCATTAGAAAGTAAAGTGGAATTTGACTCTGATCCGTGTGTATCAAATGTAGTAGAAGAAAGTTTTGTGCCGACAGTATCAAATGTAGTAAGATTTAATCCCCTACCGTGACCATGGTATCCTTTTAATAAAATAGGATTTTGATTAAACTCAAAGTACTCTGTTTCATTATCAATATAAAGATATGCTGGAGAATTATTATTTAATCCGGTTCCTCTCATTTCTATATATGCAGAACTTTGAGGTAAGCCACTTAAGTCAACTTCTTTTATAAGCTGATATGAATTATCTGGGTCTTTCCAATATAATGTTTTTGATCTATCATTATAAAATAGTCTACCGGTATTCATTATTTGATCAACACCAATATTACTATCAAAAACATAATAACCAGGTGAATCAACGCCAAATTCATCTTTTTCTCTATCCGAAACAAAGGTATAAATTAAATCATTTTTTAAATCAAATATATTCTTATCATTATCTTCGGTTGTAAATAAAATATTTGTTATAATAGCATCAGTCTGCTTTTGCGTACCAAATCCATAAGATGTTTCTGCATTTAGAAACGGCTCTAAAAATGTACTGCCCGCTGCTATTTCTTCTTCTATATTTAATAAAATTCCAGTTTTTAATTCTGGATTTTCTATATTTGTAGAACCAAATTGATTTGTTGCAACATATATTATATTATTATCTTTAAATCCCCATACAGTTGTCTGGCCAGCAGAAACCCAATCACTAGTAGATTGCCCATCAAATGTTGGTGTAACTGGTGCTGGTGCCATTCCTCTTGTTACCCAATCAAAATCAAAGTAATATTCATCTGATTGACCATAGTTATAAACTAAGCCCCATGAAGGAGGATTTACATTAATATGGTTAAGTTCTAAATAATCACCATGTTCTTGAAGAATTCCTTTTGGTCTCCTAAAAGCACTAATAGTATATTCTCTACCTCTTATGGTTAACTGTGCTATTACTAGAAATATTGGAAAATCTGTAGCTGTGGTAGAACTAAAGGTTGCTCTAACATTATATGAATTATATCTTTTAGGTGATATAAAACCAGCAAATGTTCTAGGTGCAAAATCACTATAAATGCTATTAGTGGTTTCGTCGTATCTTAATACTTGAGCATCTGAATCATTAAAAGGAAATGTAAAATCTTCAACAGGATCACTATCAAATTCTCTTATATTATAGTGAGAAAAATTACTAAACTGATCATAGTATTTGTACTTACCTTGAGAATCCATAGACTCAAGTTGAGTATCAGGGATAAATTCTTTTTCTGCATTTAGCTGATCATCATCAAATATAAATCTACCAGTTTTAAGTGCATAATCTAAATAATATGCTTCAGATGCCGCTCCATAAGATAAAAATTGACCATTCTTTCCAGAAAGATTTAAAAGCAAATTATTCGAAGATAAAGATAAGTCTGAATCGGATCCGGGGGTTACTGAGTCTGCATAACCAAATAAATCTGGTTCTATTCTCCAAGCTTGAACATCACTATCATAATATATTTTTACATTACTATCTTTAGACCATTTTAGTCCGCCACTATCCAAAATATACTGATTAACTTCAAGAGATTTTGCTATAACAGCGCCAGTTTCATCAATACTAAAGATAGCATTATTTTTATTAATATTATCTGTATATGCATTTAAATTGTTATATAGAGCCCAATAATTTCCTGTTTCACTATTATTAACATCTAAAAAATTATGTATAGATTGTAATGAAGTAAGTGCTACACTATTGTCTCTATCAGTTGGCTCGTCATAATCTAAGTCTAATGTATTACCATTAAGTGCTGATCCAACACCATATATTTTCTGCCCATTAATTTCTAAGTCAGTGATAAGTGTGTTAGCTGCTAAAGTATTTGTAGTAATATGTTCAAATTGTGCAGAATCACCCTCTATAAGATTAACATATGCTAAATGTCTAATATGAGCCGAATCAACTCTCATTCCGTTAATATATGCAGAATCTATAGTAAGACTGCTTGTTGGCGCGCCAAAATCAGATTCAAATTCGTCTACTGGTAACACATCTAAAAATACTTGTGCAGGATTTCCATTTGCATATATGGTAAATATAATATCAGCTGATGTACTTTCTATCCATTGGCCATTCTTTAAAGCGCTTTCGGACTGAGCAACTGCAGTACTTAATCTAAAATCTAATACTCTATTCCCTTGAGGATCAAGAATTGTATTTTCATCAAGATATAGTCTAACTGGGACATTAGATGTATATAATTTTTTATCTGGCGGATTTGTGCCAGTTTCTATAGCTGATGAATTGGGAAAAAAACTATAGCCAGGTAAGGTTTCATCAGTAAAGAACCAACCACGTATATAATCTGGATTAGGTGGTGTTTCTAAATCTACAGAAAACTCAATCCAAACAGTATCATAGTCGATTGTTCTAGCAATTATGCCAGGTGAACTAGAAGGATCTATTGTCCCACTTTGCCCTTTGTTCGTGATATAGGAAACTAAATCATACATTATTTAAACTTCGAGCTATTCGTTATCAGATTCAATATTATCTATCTCATCCGCTTTTTCTTTATTTTCGTCATCTACATCTTGTTCCATGTTTTTCATATCTTCTTCAGAAAACTTTAGAACATTTCTCATAACCCAATCTTTAGTGTAGTATTCTCCAACATACTGTTGCATCATATCAAGAGTTTGAATACGCTCTTTTAATATTTCACTTTCCTTAGATTCAGCAAAATAATTATCCCTAGCATAATCAATCTTAAAATGCATTTTATGATTATCCCAGTCTGAATCGGTAATAATCTTTTTTAAGATAAGCTGTTTCTTTAGAATATTTAAAAATAGATGACTAAATTTTTTACGGAGTCTATCAATAAACTTTTGAAACTTAACTTCATCTCTGGAAATTTCATTTGATCTACCAAGAGAAAATTGTGCTTCTTGTTCTAATCTACTAATAGGAACATTTAGTGCACGATAAACACGTTTTTGGAAATAAACAATATCATCTATCTGTCCAAGATTTTCTCCTCCTGGTAGAGTAGAGATTTCAGTACCTCTACCACCTTCTCTACGAGGTAACCAAAAATCTTCCAACATAGACATATGTTTACGATCATCTCTTAACTCTCCGTTCTGAGCGTCATATACTAATTTATTACGATACTTTGTCATAATATTTTTCATGTATTCTTCGGCTTTACCTTTTGGTAAATTACCTACATCAATATAAAAAATTCTACGTTCTGGTGCTCTAGCAAGTCTATAGATAACAAGCGAGTCTTCCATCATTCTTAATTGGTTAATTGGTTTAATTGATTTATGTAAATGAGATACTACTTTTTTTCGAGTTTCATCAAGTAAACCGGATGTAACATAACTAATTGAATCAAGAGTAAACTTAACCGCATCTTTTTGTTGTCCTGGTTTTTCTTGATACACATAGTATTCGTTTACACTATCTATAATGTCAGCATTAGTAAGAGGATCTTTTTTCTTCTTTACCTCTTTCATTTTACGGATCTTCATAGCATCAATAAAACGAATATCTTGAATACCAGCTTTTTCGTTCTTTTCGTCAACTACCAGATGATGATATATTCTACCATCAACATACCATCTTCTGAATATATCGTGCCCGTTTTCTTCAAAGTTTAACATACCTAAAATATTAGTAAATTCTTCTTGTACTTGTTTTTTAATATTTTCTGGAAAATCAACATCCTCAAGTGTCAAACTAATAGGATCAGTATCATCACTTCCTACAATAGCTTCATTAACAATATCTTCGATAGCATTGTCAACTTCGGGATGTAGTGATACACCACGATATTTTCTTATCATCTGATAGTTATCTTTTGCAGCACTCCCATCAATATCTAAGTATTGGCCAAAGTGACTACCAGATGCAGTAATGTAACCAGCACCATCATCATCAGCTTTTGGTACAACCGATTTAATCTTCTGCTGGGCTTTTTCAGATGAATTGGCTCTTTTGATTTCAAATCCAAAGAGTTTAAGTGAATTATCTGCCATAACTATCCTTTAACTATATAAAGGTTAGGGGAATAGCTCCCCTAACCAAATTATATTTATTCAACTTTTAAGAAGTTACAAATCCATCAGGAGCGATTGACTCCCAATATTGAATCTGAAATTCTACGCCGAACTCTTCAATTGTATCTACATTTTCATATGATACATCAATTGCACTAATAGCAGTCGGGAAGATACCTCTAAATTTATATTCATAGAGAACAGAACCATCTTTATCTAACTGCTGAACAGCTGCATCAACTTGGTAATCAGCTGGATTAGTGATACCAGTGTTTGCTTGGTGTTGGTTAATACCATTCATCCACTGTTCCATTGATTTTCTAATTTTAAAATCAGTATCATTGATAACAGTAACTGCCCAAGGTTCGAAAGTTCTATCCCCAGCCATTTGCAACTGACGCCCTCTATATGCTACAGGAATAGTTCCCATAACAGAAGCCGGCATTTGTGCTGCTTTGATCATGAATGATGCGAGTTCAACATCCCCAGCCACATAAGCAGGGAAACTTAATATTACTTGGAAGAGGTTAGGACGTGCCCCACCACCTCTAAGTTTTGATTTAAAATCATTTACGCCTAAAATTGCCATTTTTATGTACCCCTATTATACTGCGCCGACGACTTCTTCAAAAGAAACGCCAGATCGAACAGCTACAAAATTAAGAGTAATGAAGTTGATTGATCTTGCGGGCTTAATGAAGATATTTGCTATAAATTGATTAGTATCAATTATTTCTGCGGTGTTATTAGTTTCATCGCATACTAGTTTAAAGTCAGTAATACCTCTTCTGCCCTGAACATTTCTAAGGACTGGTTCTACAATATTTACGAACTCAGCTCTTGTAAACTCATCATTGAATTCAAAGAGAATATTTTGAGCAGCTGAAGATATTGCTTTTTCAAGAGTAAGAAACAATCTACGAACATTAATTCTATCAAATGCTGAAGGTCTTGATAAGTGGGTTTTATCACCAAATAGTGTGACTCCCTGACCTGGTAGATTAGCAATTGGATTGTATCCAGCTTTATATAGTTCGTCTCTATCCGACTTATCAGGATTAAACGCTAGAGATGCCACACCAAAGTATGAACCTCTTCTTGTACCTGCAGGAGAAAACCACGGTGCTGTTTCATTATCTGAAGCAGCCATAATACCAGCTGTTGAAGATGCAGCAGGAATAAACACATAGTTATCATTAAACTTATCATACACTTTAAGATAGTTAGCATCTGCAAATAGATATGAACTACGTGTAAATGTATTACTTGTTTGAGCTGCAATAATAGATGCCCGTGGTGTGGCATTGCCGACTACTGCCGCTCTATTTGGTGAGGCAACAACCACACAATCTTTTCTAGTATTTTCAGCAATGATTACCATATTATTAACTACAGTTTGCTGATCACTAGCAGATCCCATACCCGGAGCAATTAAGAAATCAACCGCAGTTCCATTTGGATCATTTACAGTAGCAAAACCTGTTGCATATTCTGTAGCTGTAAGACTACCAGAATTAGAACCATTTACAAGACTAACAGTGTGAGTTAAGACACCAGATCCGGCATAGTTTTTACCGTTTGCTGTTGCGGTACCTGCATTAGATCCAAATGCCGCTGGCATTGCTGCTATCCAAATATAATTTGAACTTCTAGCAACTACATCAGGAGCATAGTTTCCTGTGCCTTGTGTTGTCTTTGCATTTGAAGCAAGTGACAAATATGAGAAAGTTTCAAGAACTCTGTTAGGAACTCCACTAAACTCTCCATCTTCATCAATAACCGCTACGTGAACTTCATCATTTGAAGCACCACGATCTGAAGCAAAGCCTGATGTGCCAGGTGCACCATCAAATAATGAAGCATAAGCCCAGTTAGTAAAGTCTGAATCATTAGCGCCACACATAGAAACTTTTAACGAGTTTCCTAGTTCACCTGGCCACTTAGCAATAGTAATATGATTATTAGCTGCATGACCTGCTTTATCAGTATCCCATCCATCAGCATTTTGTACTACTGGTAAAGTTTCTGGTGTATTTGTGGCATCATATGCGTTAACAGCAACTGTTTCTCTTCCACCACCAGTAATAGTAAATACTGGAGCTGTGTCATATCTATAAGTTCCACCGGAACCATCAGAGTCTGCTACAGTAATTCCATCAATTTCATCATTAACTGCATCATAGTTTAAAGTAATTGCAGGAGTTACGCCCGAATCTGGTGCAGAAATTGTAACTGTTGGTTCTGAAGTATATCCACCATTAGCTGCTACGGCAACTGCTGTGACGATACCGTCGCCATTAAGAGTTGCGGTAAGTACTGCTGGTATTTGTGCACCACCAGTAGCTGTTGAAGTTGTAATTGCTCTAACGACATAAAGATCGTCTGAATATTGTAAGTAACTTGAAGCACTAAGGAAATCTATTGCTCTATCTGCATCAGGATTTCCAAATTTGTTTGCAAGAGTTGCTTCGTTGTTAACGAGTACCGGCTCATTTACAGGACCCCAGCGAAAGTCTCCTACAAATGCACCAGTCGATGTTGGTACATTCGGGACTCCGTTAGTAAGGTCTACTTCACGAGTAATAATTGCCGGAGACTCTGATGCTGTATATAAAGCCATGTCTCTTTCCTTTTTCCATTTTGGTAAATTATAAGCTATTTCATAATACGGTTATGTTCAATTAATAGTATTTATATAAAAAAGAGTTTAGAAGTTTTCGTGACTATATTCTACAGCCCATCCATCACGATCTGGATCATATTGTGGTTGCTGATCTAATCCATCATCTATAAACCCAAATGGAAGCACATCATTTTCAATCTCTTGCATTCTTTCTTCAAACATAAGTTGTTTAATATTAATATCAGTTATTTCATTAAAGAATATGGTTCCACTAAAATAGCTAAACATAATAAAATTCATTACTAAATCGTCATGATTCCCCTGAGATGCTTCATACGACTGACCTTTTGCTACAAAAGTTGATATTTCAAGTATTGTATCTTCATCTACAATTTCTATTTTTTGATTTTCTAATAAATCTTTAAAAGAAGAACAACCAATACGTTTAACTTTTCTAGTCATAAGTAAACCAAGAGAATTTGCTTTTACTGTTGATTCGACAAACATATTTTCATATTCTAGTTCATGATATAATCCATTACAAACAACTTGGCCAGAATCATTTGACTCAATTACTACCATTGCCTGATTGTAGCTTTCCGCAAATTTATAAATAATATTTGGGTAGAGTAATGGAGAGATAGTATTGTTGCGATAGACAGCAACCTGTTTAAACGGATTAGCAGTCACATCGAGTAAATTAAAAGTCGAATAATCTTGACCTCTACCCTTCGCAACATCTACAGTCATTATATACTGATGACCTTTTATAGGCTTTTCATATATTTTAACACCTTCTTTAGTAGTCTGAATAGGATCTCTACGTCTTAGAGATAATAGAGTTTCTGCACCAATAAGTGTATCTCCAGTTCCAAAGAACGTATTACCAAATTCTTGGTCGAATTGTAATTGAGAAGTATTAGCAATAGTTTGTTTTGCCCATTCTTTATCTCTTCCTGGAACATCCCACCAATCTACTCTAAATGATTTATATTCATTTACACCTTGAGTAGCACCTTCCCATATTTTATGGAATACATTACCAATACCATTTGCTGTGGAAGTAATAATAACCTTAGTATCTTTACCAGAAGATACAACTGGATATGTTGATGTATAAAATTCATTTGCTCTTTCCACAAAAGCAAACTCGTCAAGATATAGTAAGTTAACAGACATACCACGAATAGAAGAACCAGATGTAGCAGCTGCAACTATTCTTGAATTATTGCTAAATTCTATGGATCCTTTATTAAGTGCTTTACAACCTGGCTGTAAAAAGAACGGTAAATTTTCAAGCATAAGAGTAATTCTACCTAGCATTTCTCTTGCAGTAGCACCTTTATTTGCCATTACGGCAATAGTTTTTTCTGGGTGAAATAAAGCAAACCAAAGTAAGTAAGCAACAGATGAGATAGATTTACCAGATTGTCTACAAGCTAAAACAATAGAAAATCTATGATCATTAAAATGCTTAAACATTTTTTCTTGATATGGATATAATGTAAAAGGGACCAAACCTTCATCAAGAGATATAATTTTACAGTATCTTTTTGCAAAATAACCAGAATCTTGAGAGCATTTCATATACTCGGCTATTTCCTGTTGTGCCCATTGTTGTACAACACCATCACGTTTTACGTTTGGGTTACCTAAGTATGATTCATTTTGGTTCATCATTTAATCTATCAGTAATATCAATTACATTATCTTGTTCTTTATTCATATCTTGAAGCATACGTTGTAGTTCTACTGTAGAACCAACAAAAAGATTATTATTAGTTGTGCCATCAACAGGTTTGGGTATATCTTTTTTATTATAATCTTTTTTCTTTTTATGAAGATCCATAAGACGATCGTTAACGTCTGATATATTTTTTATCATACCAGAAACTACCTCAAATGCTCTTGGGTGTTCAAGCTGCTTAGCAACCTCCATCATCTCCTCAAGAGCGCCCTGACCTTTTTCAATTAAATCGTAGTATGTTCTTCTTGAATATTCAAAATCATCATCTACATTTTCGTGTTTTTCATCACTCATAAATTTACTCCGATTTAACCTGAATCAAAATCTTCTAGTATTGTTGTGGTAAAACCATAATCACTATCTGGATTAATAGATAGTGGATTGGGTGTTGTGGTAATTCTTTGTAGTTTTGGATCTGTTGTAATGCTAAAATCAATAGCATCATGAATAGTAGTGTCTGTCTGCCTAATAATACTCTTAGCATCTATCGGACCATAGAAGTTAACAGACATTCCAAAATCTAATGTGTAAATAATTGTTCTTCTACTTTCAAGTGTCCCTTCAAAATCATCACTAAAGTTTACGCCTTGAATTGTAATAGGAACATCTTCAACAATATCTGCATGTGTATCAGTAAATGGTTTAATACTAATTGTATACTGTGGATTAAAATATGGGAGTATTTGTTCTACAACCTGTAAAGCATCATCTTGGTTCTTTGCAAATATATTTAATTGGAATGTAATTTGATATGGGCTTGGAGAAAAGAATTTATCACGTGTTGTGTTAGTAACACCTTTATGATAATTATTTAATTTTGGAAGTTTTCTTTCGGGATCATATCCAATACTTGTAATTTCAAAAGACATTCTTGGAAGCTTTAAAGCAATTTGTGAATTATTTCTTAAATCTGGATTTGTTCTAATTCTTTCAAGATATTTTTCTCTTGGTGCATATGCTAAAGGTACTTTTATCTGACTAATGGATTTGCCAGTCTTATCTTTACGAATAACATAAATGTCATTGAAAAGAGTACCAAATAAAGCAACTGATTTTCTAATTCTTTGATGATAAAAATATGTAAACATTATAAATCCTCTGGATCGCCGAATGGGTTATTCTCAGAGAAATCTAAGAAGTCCAAATCAAATGAGTTTTCTGTAGTATCAAATATATCATTTTGAGCAAAGCTGCTATCACCATAAACATTTTCATCTATTGAAACCAATGTTCTTGATACAGACCTTTCAGAATCGCCTAAAAATGCAAGAGCGCCAGATACATTTCTTAGTCTTGTATTAGTTATTGTCCCGGGTACGAACATTCCATAAGTACCATCACTTGTACTAATATGTGATACAACAATATAATTTTCAGCTTGATTATATTCAAGAACTTCTGCAGATAGAATTTTACCACTTGATTGTGTTTGTTGTACAAATTCCCCTTCCATAAAGTCATATGAAATATTAGAGTTGATACTATCAATACCTTGATTCATATTTAATTGAAGATTATAACCTAATCTTTCTATATCGTCAATTGCATCAATATTTGTGTTAAGTCTCTCATCACTATAAGTAAATAGTTCACATCTAAGTTTAAATGTTGGAAGATTACTTAGTTGATAAAAAGGTTGTTCGTGTTCTACATGCATAATTTCAAATAGTTTATTAGTCAGAGTAAGATAAATTAAATCCCCTTCTCTTGGTCTAATACTTTCTATTTGATTGTTCATCTGACCAACGACATTAGCCCATCTTTTTCTTGAAACTATAAATGTAGCAGCATCTCTTATCTCAACACCAAACTTTGTAAATAGATCACCTTCTCCATCAAAACCTTCAGTATTTTCAATATACATTTCTATCTTATGAGCAGAAGAAAATTTAGATGGAACATCTTCACCAAATATAGTATTTTCATTTACTATCTCACGAGGCAAATAATAAACATCTTGACCATATATTTTTAGGCTCTCTATGATTATATCTTCATAGAGATTTTGTTCGTTTTTGGCTCTTTGATTAAAGTAATGATTTAAAGCCATTTATTATCCTACAAAAAAGTCTGCTGGCATTTCGTGTTCAAGACGCATATTCTCTTCAAGCTTCTCAATGTCTTGCATTGCATCTTCAAAGATTTGTCTACCGTTTAGCATTACACCACCTGGTAGTTGCATACCTTCAAATTTTATAAGATTAGCACCCCACTGTCTCTTAATAAGAGCAGTAGTATAGGCTTTTACGAATTTATCATTATATACACTTGTATGTGTATCTGGATCAATTAATTGATAAACTTCAGCAACAATATAATCGCCGGCTTTTATATCATTATCCTTAAAGTCACCAAAAATATAAAGTCTATGCTGATGTCTTGAAAACTGAACTTGTGGCAATCCATTTAACTTCATATCAATTAAAGTTAAATATTGCTGTAGTTGAGTATAATATGCAAGATCACCCGCAAAGTTTTGTAGATCAGTAATATCATTAAGCATCATTTGATACTTAACACTGAACATATCAATGCTATTATTGCTTGAACTTGAAACTGGAAAAAGTTTGGACACAATGTCTATGTTATTAGGCATTGTGATATATTCGTTGGTTACATCATCTGCTGTTATAAGATGTTTAAAGTAAGTGCGAAGGGTAGCATCAGAATGAAACTCTTGAAAAAATTCAAGTGCTTCATCTATTCTATCTTCTATTTGATCTGGATCTACATTGATGTCTATAACCGGAGCGCCAAGTCTTCTTAAACAATACTCTGATAATTCATCTCTTGAGGTAACTGCAGCCATTATAACTTTCCTATTAAATAGTATTTGCTACTATTTATATAAAAAATTATTACAACTTAAAATTAACCTTCTAATGAAGCTGTTGGTGGTGTAAAGTTTGCGGTGTAGCGAGCAAGACCTTTAGTAATGCGGAAGTCTTGGATGTAACCTTTGAACCAATTTCCAACGCCGGTGCCGTTTGCTGCGTCATATTCTGCACCAATTGCTAATATACAATCTTCCCAATTAACTTCAGAAAGATTTGCAAATGTGTGAGACAAAACTTCAGAACCGTTTAAATAAATTTTTGTTGAAGTTCCTACAACAACACAAGCAACATGACTCCATTGATTTATAGACACATCTGAACTAGTTTGCACATTCCCACTGCCAGAATATAGGGCCCCGCCGCCGTAGGCGGAAAATACGAGTACATTTCCCCCATTAGAAATTAAATTTAATCCAAAGAGTGCATGATTTCCTTGAGCAGCAGACCACTCTATTGGATACATCCAAGATTCGATAGTAAACCCAGAGGTTGTATTTAATGCACCTGTTCCTAAATCTTCTAATCTAATATAATCCCCACTCCCATCAAAATACATTGACTTAGTACCCGCAAACTTTACCTGAGTTGTAGAGCCAGTAGTATTACCAACCAATTTTAGGTTATCGCCTTGCGATTTATCTATGATAGAAGCGTCTGTGCCTTTGATGTGTAAGGAAGTGCCAGATGAGGATAGGGGTGCAGTAGGTGGAGTAAAAATAGATGATCCAACTGTTGTGCTAGAAGTTTGATATTCAGTAGGAATAGATGTAGTTACTCTGACGTCAGATAAATTACCTGTCATTAAATATTGGGCGTATGGGCCATATTTTGAAAGAGTAAAAGTTAAATTCTCATTGAGAGGCGTTACAGACTTTGTGAAAATTAACACACCGT